TCTGACATTTTAGGAATATTTTTATTGGCAAAAAACTGCATACTTATTTTCAGCGGTTCACCTGTGCTTATTTTACCACTATTCTCCCCGTTTGTCAATCCTCTGTTTAGGTTCTGCTCTTGAATCCATTCCGCCTGTTGCCTTGAAAGGACTGTCGGCTTTTTCTGCCCTGCAAGTTCTTTACGCTGTTTCAGTGCCTCACGTTTTTTCCGCTTTTCCTCATCAAGTTTTCTAAGGTACTCACGTTCTTTTTCTTCGCTCCAACTCTGCTTACTCCAAACACTCTGCCGTTCACGACCGTTTTCAAAAGTTACCAAACAGGTGCAGTTATCGTGACGGCAGTAAATGTCAGAGGGTTCTTTGCCGTACTCGTAGCGACCTGCAATTGAGGTACACCAAGGACAGCACTTGCCGTCCGTAGTGCGTGTTATGTAGCACTTAATTCCTGCTTTTGTACGAAATTTTGTATTTTCCTCAATGTAGTCGTCATGGATTGAGAGAATAATAGTTTCCGTTCCTGCCCTCGCACGCCTTTGGATTGTTTCGTCAGGGACTGTGGGGTCAGTGAGGGAGTGAGCCAGAGTCTGAACACGTTCAAGAGGAAATTCAGATTTTTGAGGGGTAAGATTAAGACCCGTTTTCCTGTCAAGTGACCGCTGAACCTGTCCGCACACCGAATTTATCGGTGCGTACTGTTCTTTGAGAGTGAGCAGGCAGGCGGTTTCACGGTCGTCGAGGTCAAGAATATTCTGTTCCATAAGCTGACCGATAATTTCAGACCGCATTTCAGCGTACCTGAAACTGTCCGAAAAACTGGAAAATTTCTGACCTTTCAGTCTTTTGTCACTGTCTGCACTTTTTACCAGTTTAAGGAAGTCGTCAACCGTCATTTTCACCCTCCAAGCCCGTAAGCTGTTTCAGATTTTTTGTACCGAGGAAGTCAGGGCAAGCCTGATTGATTTTCAGAATTGCGTCACCGATACCGCTCAGAGCCGTTGCATCAGGTTCAAATACAGGATTCCATATGCACCTTGTCTGCACAAAAGCCTTCCTCTGGTACTCAAAACCGTCACGCACACAGGCTGACAAGTACCCTGCATTGAGGAAACCCGTTCCGAAACTTCTCTGTGCTTTTTTTGCGGTAAGACGCAGATTTTCGTGACTTGCACGGATAGCGTCACAGCTTGCAGGGTTTGCCGTAGCAAAGCCGAGGTCGTCGAGAGTAAGACCCGTTTCGCCTGCAAAAATGCTTGCAAGTGTGCGGAGCTGTTCGGAATATGGTGACATTGACTGCTGACTGAACTGTCCGAGAACAGGCTTGTCACCTTCTTCATCTTTGGTAAACGAGAGGAAATTTGAGTATAAAGCACGTTTTCCGTTAAATTCCGAACTTTCCGAAAGTCCGAGAACATACTTTTGCGGAACGCTGTAAAACTCCGCTGAAACTTCCATTCTCTGCATAGTTCTTAGTACCGCCTGCGTTATGTCCATGCAGGTACGGGAAATTCTGCTGTGACCGAACGGTCTTTTTGCGTCGGGTCGGAAAATCACAGGGACAAGCAGTGCATACGGTGCTTTATGTTCAAAAATCTGCACAGTCTTTCCACCGCTGAAATACTCCGTTCTGAAAGGCTGGAAGTACGCTTCGAGAGTTGGATTTCCGTGCTTGTCACGTTCGATAACCGCATACCCCTCTGTCAGCATATTTGTTGCCGTGTCTATGTCTCCCGTAGCATTTCCGCCGTCAATGACCTGCAATTTCGGGTAATTATTCTCATCAATTCCGATATAAATAAAACTGCACGATGAAATCAGTGCGGAAAGAACCGCAGAATCATGCAGTATATCGGGATTGTTCAGACTGTAAATTTCATTTAGTTCGTAGCTGTCACGGTCGAAACAGTCGAATACAATTCGGTCGGAAAGAGAGTCAACAGCTTTTGCACACCAGCCGAGCGACTGTGAAATCCACCTGAACTCGTCGGGCATCATCTTTCCTGCCTGTTCAACATGATTCTTCATATCATAGTAGCGGTAACGGGCATTAATCCGCACCTTTTTTTGTGACAGCTTATTTTTCAGGTACTCTTTTCCGTACAAAATTTCACCTCCTGCGAGAAATTTGAGCAGTGACAGGGTAGTCCGCCCGTTGAGGTCAAAGGGGGTACTATCCCCCCGTATTGACGTAATAAAGACGAAAACCGCCCCTGTTGGAACGGTTCTCAAAATATAAGGTATGTATACCTATGGCGACTTTTTTATGATTTTATTGTAGCACATTTGAAAGGCTCATTCAAGCACATAAAGGCTCATTTTTTCAATTGCCTGACTTGTTTTCCTCTTTACTGTTTCACGACTGTAATTCATAAATTCTGCGGTCTGTTCGATAGTGTGAAAGAGCAGATAACGGTGAATAAGAACAGTTTCGAGGTCGTTGTCGTGGAGCTGTGAAATAGCACTCTGAATCTCGTCACTTATCTGCATGAGTTCCGCTTTCTGATGTTCAAGATTTTCAGTCATTTCGGCAAGTCTTAGGAGTGAAGCTTCTGTACTGTTGGTAGCAGTGCCGGACTTTCCCCTGTCACCCTTTGGCTTGCCGTTAAGACCCTCAGCACGGTCACGGTACTGCTTAGTGAGCAGGTCAAGAGCCTTTACCTTTTTGTCTGCGTAGAATGCACGGTTGAGCCAGTGTTTAACGTCATTCACTTAAAATCAATCCTTTCGTTTTTATAATCAGCAGATATTGTGTGTGGAACTTTTGTGGAACCTTGATACCCTTGATAAATGCCTGTAAATAGCATATGTGGAACTGTGGAACTTTTCCCCCGTATATACCTTATATAATTTCAAACTTTTTTCACTTTCAGTCTGATGATAATTTCTATATAATATATGATATTTTGGTTCCACAGTTCCACAAAGTCTGCAAATGGCTTAGAATAGCACTAAAACCCGTGGAACTTCAAGTTCCACAAAGTCCCACAGGTTCCACATTGCGTAAAATAGGGGAAAATTGAGTTTACGGAATCATTTCGGGGTACTCTGTTTCATCTGATGATGTATTCAATTGCATTATAATACAATCGGTGACAATTCCGTTAATTCTTTTAGCTTTGGAAAAACCTTTACTTTTGGTCTGAATCAGGCACTTTGATTTTAGCCATGAGAGCAAAGCACGGTCGTCAAAACCACCCTCTTTGGCGTACTTTCGGAAAATTCCTGCATTGACAAAAGCGTGACCGTCCTCGACAACACCGAAAATATCGGCTTTCGGCACGACAAGCACCCCGTTCGGGTCAGTGCAGATAAATTTGTTGCTGTTTGCGGAAATCCACTGGCACATATAGTCGTACCCCCTCTGACCTGCCGAAACTGACCCCTTTGACTTCAAAAATTCTGAAATATCGGCAACAGTGAGACTTTTGCCCGTATGGAAAATGAACTTGTCTGCAAGCTCGTCAGCGAGTACAATAAGAGAGGCTGACATTGCCTGTTTTTCGGTAGTTTCACCTGATGAAAGCTGACGGAAAATCTCTGAATACCTGACTTTTGCACTCTCAATCACCTCATCAGTCAGGCACTCGATAAACCTTCTGCCTGCAAAGCCGAAATTCTGCTTAACACAGGCAGAAGTACGGTAGCCGTCCTCAATTACGCACTCGTCCGTCCTGCACTCAATGTCGATAACACGGTTTACAGCTCCTGCACCTGCACTCTCCTGAACAATCGGAGATTCGCCCGTAGAAAGCACGCAAAGCGACCATGTAGGAGTTTTTTCGATACCGCCGTACTTAGTGCCACGTGTGCGACCCGTACCCTGAGCGAGCTGGTAAACGTCAAATCGTGACCTGCCGTGAGAGTCTTTTGAGAGTTGAAGCTCGTCAATGCACATGGGCAGATTATTCAGAAATGACGCTGTTTTTTCGTGTCCGACCTGAGTGGCGTTGAATGTCTGAATGTACTCACCGAGTTCCGCACTTCCCCACACCGAAGCCGACAGCATAAGTGCGACCGTCTTGCCCGTACCCGATTCAATCCCCCATAAATGGACGAAAAAGGGTAAACAGCCGATTTTTTTAATAAGCGGACTTGCAAAGGAAGATGCAAGCATAATCTGTGCGGTTTTACTGTAATTTCGGCAATTTATCGCCTCGTCAAGCCACTTCTGATAATCTCCGCACTCCCTGACCGAGTTGTAAATGTGTCGGAAATTCTCAATGCCGTCAAATTCCAGACCGTCAACGTAGGGAGCGAAACTGCTGTTACTGATATACCCAAGCCTTGAAACGCTCTGTTTTTCGGGGATTCTGTCGATATTAAGGGATTCAATTGAACATATGTACTCTGAAAGCAACCTTGCTGACTTTGAGGTGACAGCAAGTCCGAGGGACGCAAATTTCAGTA